TCGCTCGCACAGGCTTTATTGTAACGTCCTTATTATTGTCCATTATTCCCTTCCGCTTTCAACTTGCGGCATTTCGCCTGATTCTTCGCTTTCTAATAAATCAAAACTATCTTCCAATTTTTCTGAAATTCCGTCATAACCCGATTCAATATCATTTGCAAGTGCGTTTCGTATTTCTTCCGAGCTAAACACGCCATCATTAATGTAAATAGAATTTCTTCGAGCAGTAGACTCGCGGATATCAGCGTCTTCTTTTTTATCCATTTGCCAAAGCGGATTAAACGTAAAATGAATCTCTGGGTCAATCTCGCGGAATTCCGAAATCATTATAATATCGATAATCTTTTTTATCGCAGGTCGCCAAAAGGCCTCTTGCTCTGCTGATTTTTTATCATAAAATGCCCTTATTTCGCCGTCTGCTGTCGCATTAAAGCCCGCTGGGCTTACTCCTAAAAGTTTAACTGCAGGTATACCGGATACAGTACACAAATGCTCTTGCGCTTGAGCTTGTAAATCAGATAATCCAGCAAGTGGCACAGCTATTTGTGTTAGCTCCTCGCTCTCTTTATCAATCAACATCAGCCCTTTATTTGATCGATATTTTGTAAAAAAGTCTGCTCGATTAAGAAGGCCTTGAGCCTCAACCATATTCCCTTGCAAAATGGATTCTAAATTAGTCTTTAATGCTAAAACGCTAAAATTATTCAGTAAATCAGCAACTGCTTGGCGTGTTCTTAACCAATTGTCAACGTATGGGAACGCGAGCTGCGACAAGCTAATGCCCGCAAAATTAAAAGCGGGTTTTATAATATCAGGTAGTTTTCTTGTTATAACGTTTAACAATCTTGTATTATGCACTTCCTGACCCAAAACCCACCAAGATGGAGGGTTGTAAAAATATTTATCACTAGGGTCTGTTGCGTTATAATAAGAGGGGGTTGACCAAAATGGTTCTACTGCCGTCACGCGCTCTATGGAATTTTTTGGAATTGTTTTACTTGATAAAATTAATGGTGTATCTAATTTTTGCCCCTCAATTTTTATCAACAATTGTGCGCGGCCATAAAAATCAACATGTTCGGCCGCGAGTCTGATAACGCTTCTTATATCCAGTTCAAGAAGCTTCTCTTCGATTATTTTTATTTTTTCTTCTATTTTTTTATTTTTAGTTGTAGAACTGCTTATATCAATCCATTCGCGCGTTAACTCTGTAGCGTTCACATCCGCGAATTGCCTATACTCTGGACGAGTCGTTAACATTGCAAGCTGATTAAATCCTGGGAACCCAACGAACCCACCGATGCCCAAACTAACAGTATCAAACGTATTTCCTGTATAACACGCATTATCCAACGCAAGAACCGGCGCGCTTTTACCTTTTGGCACGACTCCGTTTAAAATTTCAGGAGGCTTTATTGGCCAGTCTGGATTTTTAACATCTCGCCCTTTATCTAAAATTTTATTTAACTCATCTATGAGCATTCCCACGTTTACATTATTTAAAGACTTGTTTATTTCAGGCTCTTTTTTTCCCGTGCTTTTTCTGTTAAAAATGTTCATCAATTTATCATACTCAGTAATTTGGAGTTAAATTCTATTTTGGGCGTATTATAATAGCACATCATAACAGCGTCTGCTAAATTCGGCGACTTTGATTCATTAGGTGCTTTGTCTATTACTATTTTTGATGCGCCATTTTTTGAATATGTAGGTTGAGATAACTCAATAATAAGTTTGTTTAAATTCGGCATCTTTGAATTAATGGATATTAACTCGTCTTTGTCATAGTCTGCGCACTCAGTCACTGCGCGATATGTTTTCTGGAACCGCATTCGCAGTCCCCACCAAACCTGAGCCTTTAAATTTGCGAATAAATCTTTATTGGCGTTTTTATCATCAAATTCCTTTTTCTTGGGATTCATTATACCTCCAGAGCTTCTGAAGGGATAAAATCTTACTCTTTCAGCCAACTTTGTGTCTTTTTGTGCTACGCGCTCATCTCCACGAACACCTGTCCCCAATCCTTCGCAATCGTAATTTATGTGAAAACAATTATTTCTTTTTGATTCGTCAATTGCGCGTTCGACCGTATAAAAAATATCACTCCCTTTGCCGCTCCACTCGTCTACGTAAATTATTTGTATTCCTTTTCTGATTGCTATAGCGTTTAAATCCTTGCCCTCATCAGCCAAATCAAAACCTGCGCGTTCTGGACCGCTGATTTCAAATCCTAGTTTTATATGCGAATCAACAGCGGCATTTACCCACGCGCTCGGAATCAATACACCCTCCACAGACGCTGAATAATCTAAGTCGACCTCTTGAGCAAGCGTAACAGGGTCAAGGTTTTTTTTAATTTCCTCGTACCACTCTTGTGATTTTCTTGGGTCGTCTCGCCAGTTGACTGTAAAAACGCGTACTTTTCCTGAGTGCCTTTTTTCTGCAAATGGGTTTCCCATCCCTTTTGGCGTTGATACGTCAATCCTGCAATTCGTTGTGTTAGATAAGCTTGCCTCGATTAAATGCGGACGCTCAATGTGCGCAGCCTCGTCTATACAATATGCGCTCGTTCTGTCGCCACGCCCGATATTATCCCCTGCCTCGCCTGTTATTTTTGAACCAGTAGCCGGTATGTGAATTAGCAACAACTTGCTGCACGTATTTCTATCAAATCCGCCGCGCAACTCAACGGGAAGATTTTCAAGAAAAAATCGAGAGCGTTCAAAAATAGATTTTTGGTCACCAATTTTATCAACATATTCTTGTTTTCGAGAGCCAAAACCAAAAATTATATTATTATTAAATAACGCAAGGCTACAAAACGTAGCAATGCACACCCAGCTCACCCCCATGTCGCGCGATTTTTCAACAATCAAATTTTTGTTGTTTTTCCAGCAGTATATTATCTCGTCAATTAGCTCTTTTTGTCTGTCAAATAAAATAAATGGGATTTTTGAAGGCAATCCATTGTTTGCGTTTCTTGGGTCAAGCGTCATACCCCAGTCGCTTATAAATTGTGCTATATTGTTTTTATAGTGCAACTTTATTTGATAAAGAAAATCAGGGTTTGCACGCAAATTTGACAGCATTCTTGCTCTATTGCAAAAAACTTGCGCATAATCTGGATTTTTAAAGTCAAAATCTATCATAAAATGTTAAAATTCCGTTATAATTAATTTTTTAACATACTTGCGTCACTATGATACACATTCGCGTCCCGATTTATATCAAAAAGAAAAATGGCAAATATTACCCTTTTGTCTTAAATAATAACTATACGCACAAATCAATGTCGTGCAGTTTTAAATCAGGACTGCTTGAGCAATTCAGAACGCATCTACTTACTCTAACGCCGACAGGGTTGTACGATATGCGAGATGTTCCCGCAAAAAAACTATTAAAATTAGTTCGATTTTTTTTAATTAAAAGAATTTACGTGCTTGATTTTTATTTTGATATTTATCATCATAATTAATCATTAAATTTCTTTGCATTGCGTGCAAAGTTAGCTCTTTTAATTGTCGTACTTGTAAAATCATCTTCGTGACTTAAAACGTGATTAGCAAACTCTTGTACGCCCATGTCAGCTCTCTCAGCTTGCGCAGTAAAAGCTCCTTCTTTTAAATTTCCAAAATCAATTTTATTATCGCTCTGTGCATCGCTAACTTTGTCAGAATTAAATCGCTCTCTTAATTTTCTTAATATGTTACTCTTCATCAGCCGATTTCTCGCCTCCGTCATTATCATCTTCTTCTTTTTGTTTAAAATTTAACAGTTGTTCATATATCATTGCGGCAGATTGAGCATCACATTCTGAAATATTGTCGGGTATTACTTGCGTGATTTGAGCGTGAGTTTCTGTATATGATTTATCCGTCTCACCAAGCCGTTGCTTGCTTTCCCATATGAGCATTGTCTTGTCGCCATCCATACACAAGTCAAATTTCTTAACCCGAATCATGGCTTTCCCGACCGCTTTTTTGCTGCGCGAATAATCTTCCCACTTCATTCCCTTTTCGCGCACACACGCGCGATAAATAGTATCTTTATGGATTCCTAAATAATTAGCTATTTCAATTCCTGAACAATTCGCTTTTAAAAGCGCGTCTATTTTTCCCCAATCAGGATTATAGTTGTTTTTCATATTTTTCCCAACTTTATCATGTTATCTTTTTAGTAAAAATTGAACGAAATTTAATAATATCACAAAATATTAAAACAACTAAACGATAAATTACTATCGTTTAGTTATCTGTGTTTAATTAAAATTTATTGATTTACGTATTCGCACTGTTGAGCAAAAGGCGGCGCATCTGGGAGCGTTAAATAGATTGTCATAGTCATTTTGTTTAAAATATAGTCGTATCTCAAAATAACAGATTTTATTTCAGCGTTCATATTGCCTATTTTTTGGGTAGGCAATTGTAAATTATAAATATATTGACTATCTGTATGATTTGTCGCTGTCGCAAGGATATTCATTGCTACGCCGTCAAATTTAATCATTTTTATTGTGTGGCCGCCCAAATATTTTTGAAAAGTGCCACTTATGTTAATTTCGGAATCACAATATTTTGTTAAGCCATCATTTAACTTTCCAGCATGATACGTTGTGATATTTTTATCAGCGTGTGCGGCTGCTACACTTATTGATAAAAAGGATAATAAAAAAATAGTTTTTAGTTTCATACAACACCTAAATGATAATATTTTAGCGTCCATTCGTTTATTTAATCCATTGTTGATTATTATATACGCAGCAAAAATAATGTCAATTATTTTTAATTTATTTTAATATCTTTGTTGACTTTGCGGATATTTGTGATATTGTATAGTTATAGAGTGATTAAACGCTCTACTAAAAACAAAAATTGGAGATATAAAAATGAGCACACAATTAACATCAAAACTATTAAAAAATATCTTAAAAAGCAAATTTGAAAACACTAAATTTTCTGTTACGACAAATCACTGCTTAACTTCTGAATGCTTTAAAATAAAGTGGGTAAACAGCTCTCTTTTAAAGATGTTTATGATTTAACAAAAGAATTTGATGATAAAGACACGCACATTTTACTAGACAGAGAAACATGCTAAAAAATTTAAAAAATAAAAACAAAATCGGAGATAGAAAAATGACGAGACTGAGAACAGCTGACTATTCATTAACAAATACAATTGGTTCAACACGTGAATCTATCAATTTAAGAGTGACAAAATCGAGTAATAAGAAGATTGTTATACTTAAATTTTTAAACGACTTGGATGATGTTTTGTTTGAAATAAAAATTGATGAAACTATCTTAAGATATACATTTCTGAGCATTTTGAGATTAATTCATACGACTGAGGATCCTTTGGACATAATAAAAAGGCAATTTACATGGTAAATAAATAGTATCTTTTAGGTAAAGCCGCACGCTTTAACGCTAAATATTTAATGAAAAAATAAAACATCGGAGAATAAAATGAAAGACGCAATTTACCTCGCTGTGACAATTAGCGTAATCTATTTAAGCTTTTTCTTAATAAGTTCATTACACATATAAAGTGGAGAATGATATGAGCGCACAAAACTCAAACGAACTAGAACAAGAAATAAATAAAACCCAAAAAATCATACGGGATTATTGCAGTCATACGCGATTTTTTAAATTAGAAAAAACGGACGAATTGCGAAAAGTTGATGTGATTTTGGACGAATTGAAAAATACTTTAAACTATAAAATTTGAGAATAAAAATGGGTATATCAATAGAAATCATCGCACAGTGCAACGAATGCAATGAAGACATTGAAATCGAGTCTTACGATTATAAGAATAGTTATGACTGTCTAATCATTAGCGTTAATAATTGCGAGAAGTGTCGTCTTGACATCCAACAAACAGCAATTGACGAATATAAACACTCGCAAGAAATTAATAAAATCGGAGAATAAAATGAACTTAAAACACATCGAATTTTTAGAGCACGTTAAAAATTATATAAAGAAAAATCCGGATTGCGCTGCATATGTGTCAGCGTATGTAGAAGAGGGTCTTAATCATCACATTGATGATCTAAATACACAAATCATTGACACTGAAACAGCTTTGTTATACGCAATTGAAACTAAGCTCCTAAAAGATGATCCTGATTTTTTAATTGAAAAGTTAAATTCAATAAAAGATAAAAGTAAGCTAAATTGGGAAACTAAGATTAATAAATTAGAAAAAAAAATAAAGTGTAAAAAATGAAAATTGAAACAAAATATAACGTTTGAGAAAAAGTTTATTTTAGTCACAATTTTTGGACGCATGTTGGCATTATTGAGTCAATAGTTTTTTATACTAATGAGCGCGAGCATTACCGAATAAATTCGAATTGCGGTTCAGCTTTGCTTGTAGATAGAGAAGAAATTATTAAACCTTTTGACTCACCTGAGCCGTCTGACCTGTATGTTGTCGATTCACAATCGATCGCGACCAGCTCAAAAATGAGGTCACTTAAGAAAATTAAAACTAAATAAGCATGCTTTTCTAAATAAAAACACTCTTTCATAATTAAAAGAGGGAGCTTAAAAGTATTTAAGAGTGCTTTATAAAAGCGTTTAGTACAGCTAATTGCCGCGTGCAAGCTAAAAAAACACGCAGCGCATAGCTACCCTAAACACATAATTATTATAACTGATTACTCAAATATTTCAAAATAAAATCTTTCGCCTTTTCCCAATTATCAGCTATAAAAAAACAATAGCCGCTCGGCTCAATATTTTCTCTAAACGTAATTTGTTCTTTTGTCAATCGCCCCTTTTCCGTTTTCATCTCGATAAACAGACCGTGAAAATTTGATGCAGGTATAGCTAAAAACAAATCCCACACTCCTGCTTTTCTGCCCATTTTTTTCAATTTCGCGCCGGTTATTACATTCATTTTCCCTTGGTTCGCTATGTGAAATAACGAGTTAAAAATGTGCGGATGATAAGACGCCCATTTTATAAGCGCGATTTGATTTTGGTCTTCAATATGTTTCATATTAAACTCTCAGAATGTCTAAAAATGTCTAAAAATGTCTAAAATATTAGGCGCCCTTTTTATCATCATTCCAAATCTTTATCACTCGATTTTTATACACAAACTCTTTGTTTTTCAAGTGCTCATCTTTACAAAACGGGTATAATTCATCACATAAATCCGTGTACTGAGCAAGCGTCAATGATATCGTTTTTATTTGATAATTATCAATAATTTTATCAACCGACAGAAGCAATTTGCTCTTCTTAATCTTCTTCATTTTATTACCTATTTTATAACTATATATTTAAACGCAATTTAAGGCATATTTTAGCTAATCTTGAAGTAACCATGAAGTTCGCTCATCTTTTCATTTAAAATAGACTGTACCCCATTAGGATTTTGTTTAGTGTGATTATGAGCAGTAACTTCATCTGCGTTTTTAACTTCTTCACATTTTTGCGATTCTTTTTGTTCATTTTGTTTCCAGCGTCTAAACAAAGGAGCTAAGATTGAGTTAATTTTGCTCATAGGTATATTTTGAGCGAGCGCGCAAAGTGATATTTTTTCGTAAACGCTTTTCGTTTCCCTTATCTGCTCGAGCAAATAGGGATTTTTTTTCAACGCCAGTTCTTGCTGTCTTCGCATCTCATCTTCTATCACGCTACGCCCTTTGACAAAATCCGAATCACGCTTAGGCTTGATTTGATTCCCAAGTTTTTTTGAATCTTCGATGTATTGTAAACGTTTTGCAATTTTAGCGATATCAAATGATTTTGGTTTTATTTTTTCGTTCATGCGCCATTCGTTCCAAGCTGCCGTTATTATTTCTGCATTGTATTTGAACAGGTCATCTGTCCAGAATTGTAATGCAATTTCATTCTCGTCAATATTGTGATAGACAAAAATTTTACGGAAAATTTCTGCTTGTGATTTTGCTGGCTGTAGTTTCATAAATATTTATCCCATATTGTTGTATTTTGTTTACTCAAGTCGTCTTCGTAAGATCCTTTGCTCAAAAATTTTGCAGGCTTTGGTATGTATTCAGTCTCTGTGTTTTTTGTTTTCCACAATGTTGCGTGCTGCTTAGTCCCCTCAATTATCTCGTCTGCTATGCTCATTTTTTTACCTACGATGGTAGTAAATTTTTTCAACGCATCTTTCCTGTCTTGCTGGCGCGGATATAAATCCCAAAAAATTTCAAACTTAATATTTATCATTTCGGTTAATGCTTTTTTCTTTTCGTCTTTTTTATTTTTTTGTATAGTTTTTTTATTGTTCTCTGTATCTGTTCTAGTGTATCTGTTCAGTGTATCTACTTCGGATGATCTGAGATCATCCCCCCCCTGATCTAGGATCATTCCCCCC